ATGGAAATACTGTTGATAGGGCAGTCAGAAACCACAAAAGACTATTGGAAAAGAAAGCATCGGAGGCAACTAAGTGAGCATGATGCACCCACTACCCCGCGTAGGTCGTACTCGCCGTTATTACCAAGTGCGCTCAATAGTTCGATGTGTATTTTGGGGTAGCGCGTTTCTTGTATGGCTTGTTGCCATGCTTGAGTTTGGAGCGCGCAAGTGATTACTCCACAACAAGTTGAGAAAAAACTTTTTGATTTATCTCAAGAGATGGATAAAGCACACGGCGATCTTGTGGCAGCGGAATATGAGTTCCATACAACTACTGCTAACTACGAAATTGCTATGGCTAAATCTCGTTTGAAAAACTCTCATACTGATCTCAAAATGACTGCACCAATGCGGGAGGCTCAGGCTCTTTTAGAAAATGAATCCTTGCACCTACGCCTAGCGATTGCCGAGGCATCAGTTAAGGCAAGCCGGGCAAATGTGAACAGAATCCGCACTCAGGTAGATATAACCCGCTCAATCAGTTCATCTATTAAAGCAACGCTGGAGTTGTAATGACTTACGACTTTTACGCTAAAGAGTGGTATGGCAAATGCGGTGCTTGTCGCACAGAGTTATACGCGCCAACTAAAAGTGCGTACTTACTTCAATACTCGCTGCACACACATTCAGATAATTGCTTGGGGGGTTACTAATGGCTGCTTGCGGTGTATGTTCGCAAGAAGGTAAAAAATTACATAAGCGCTGGTATAACTCTTACAAGGTTTATGTTTGCACTAAATGCACTTTTGATTACGAAGATACTTTAGAAAAGGAAAGCGCGTAATGGACTCAGCAACAAGGTTGTTTAGAAGTATTGCTTTTGATCGTTTTGGTTCTCAAATTTTAGAAACGGCAGAAGTTTATAAAAAGGGATTTTTCCGTAAGAAAAAAGTTTTTAATGATTATCAATCATCTCAAGCAGTAGCGCGTTTAATTGATGAGATGCAGTATGTAACTTCAATGTGGTTGCAGTCCTTTGATACAGGAGTTGAAGAATATGCAGAATTTGAATTGGTCATAAGAAAAATGGGAGAAATTCTTTACGATGATTTGGTGAATGAAGATGGACATAATTAAAACTCTCACCGCCGCTTTAAGAGATGCAGATTCTCAAAAAGAGCGTTCGGTGCAGGTTGAACTTGGGGCTTCATCGGTTGGAGGTTGCCGCGCACAGGCTTGGCATATCCTCAACCAGACTCCAACAACCAATCACGATACCGAATCCTTAGCAGCCATCATGGGTACGGCGATGCACTCGGCTATCCACGATGCTTTGAAGGCTCACGATATTTTTGGGGATGACTTTATTCTTGAAGAAGGATTTAGCGATGAATACTTCAAGGGTCATTGCGATTTTTATTCGCGCAAAGCAGAGGCAGTATTTGATTTCAAAACTGTAACGCTGGAAAAGATGGCTAAGGGTGGACTTCCCACTAAGCAGCAGAAACTTCAAGTAAATATTTATGGGAGCCTAATCTCTCAGCACTACCCAGTTAAAACTGTTGGCTTGGTTTTTATCCCCCGAGATGGCAAGTTTTCAGATATACGGGTATGGCAAGCAGACTATGATCCAAAGTTAGTTGAAGAAGCCCGCACTTGGGTTTCTGAGATTAAAACAATGACTTCCCCACCACCGCCAGAAAAATCGGCTTTTCATTTCTGTAAGCAGTATTGCAAGTTTTATGACCCTACTGGAGAGATTGGATGTGTTGGTAAGTGAGCAGAGAAGTCAATGTAAAGGGAACGGATTGGACTAAGGCTAATTGCCGGGGTCTGAACACGGAGATTTTTTATATGGAAGAAAGCGATTTGAAAGAACGCCAGTTAGATAACTTTGCAGTTAGAAAAGTTTGCTTTACCTGCATGATTCGTATGGATTGCCTAGAGGCTGGCATGGAAGAAGAGTACGGAATTTGGGGCGGCTTTACTCGCAGAGAGCGCATGAAGATTCGCAATGAGCGACTCGCCGATCCAGAGATGAATCCCGTTCGCCGTGATCTCAATGAGTTTGGGCTTACCCTTAACCAAGCCGTTAAGGGGGTCGCGTGAAAACTATTCTTGAAGAAGCAGCAGATGCTTTTCGCAATATGCACGAAGCGTTCTGTTTAGAGATGGATATGAAAAAATGTAAGTTAAATCATCACGATTTGATTAAGCGTTTAGAAGAATACGAAAAGGGCATTGAAGCCCGCATCAGATCTGAAGTTGCTGGAGATCTAGAAGAAGCCAGAGATTTCTTGGTTCTTACTAAGGAACCGGAAGAAGGAACTGCGGCAATGTGGATTAGGTTTGCCTTTGATAAGGCAGTTGGATTTTTAAAGGAAGAAAAGTGACTTGGATAAAAATTGATGACACCCTTCCCAACAACCCAAAGATTCTCCCGCTCTCTGATGGGGCGTTTAGGCTTTACATTGAAGGTCTTTGCTATGCCAATCAATATCTTACGGATGGTTTTCTGGCTGATGCGGTTCTACTTCGATTAGATCCAAACAACAATCGCCAAGAACTTGTTGATGCTTGCCTCTGGATCGAGTGTCTAGGCGGTTTGCAGATTAACGATTACACCGAGCATCAAACTGCAAAATCTGAGGTTGAGAAGAAGCGCGAGCAAAACAAAGAGCGTTCGTCACGCTATCGGTCACGCGTTACTAACGCTGAAGTAACGCATCCAGAATACAGAATACAGAATACAGATACAGAAATAACTACATCATCAAACAAGTTTGATGAGTTCTGGTCTGTTTATCCAAGAAAGGTCGGAAAGCGCGATGCTGAGAACGCTTACAAGCGAGCGCTCAAACTTGCTACCTCTGAAGAAATCTTTGAAGGAGCCAAGCGCTACGCAGTCGATCCCAACCGAGTAGATCAATTTACGGCTCATCCTGCCACTTGGCTGAATCGGGGGTCATGGGGAGATCAGCCACTACCCCCTAGAACGCCTCAGAATGGCGCTAGAGCCGTTATTACTACCCCAACCGTACTTCCACCTAGATACACCTCTGATGAAGCCCCACAGGGCGCTCCAATGCCCGAATCGGTAAGGGCGCTTTTGGGTCGCTTAGGCGATTTGCGTGAGTAAGTAATCTATGCCACCATTTTCTGTAAGAGTTACAAGATCAGGGGGATCAAATGCAAACTCTTCGCATACGCAAAGCAAGTGATGTAAGTCTTGGCGATGTGATCTATTGGAACGGTCAGCACTTCACCGTGACCGAGATAGACACAGACCGCTTTGGGCGTGAACTTCACCTGCAAGAACCAACAGGTAAAACCACCGTTAAGTTCTTTGCTGACTACGAAACTCTCAGCATCGAATCGTGATTAAGTTCTCCGTTGATGGTACGCCCGTACCGCAAGGGAGCATGAAACATATCGGGGGCGGCAGAATGATTCATTCCCGCGCTACCGAACTTGCAACATGGCGCGCTCTCATTGCGAACGCGGCGAAGGCAGCAGGTTGCAAGCCCATTGAAAGCCCTATAATTATTACTATGGTTTTTCGCTTGAAGCGCCCTAAAACGGTCAAGCGTGAATACCCAACCGTAATGCCAGATGTGGATAAACTGGCGCGAGCCGTGAACGATGGCCTCAGCGGGGCAGCCTTCCAAGATGATTCTCAGGTAATTCGCATGACCGCCAGCAAGGAATACTCGGATACGCCGGGCGTGGATATTGAGATCTCAGACGAGTTTGACTGCTTGTAATCGAACATTTGTTCGATTATAACAATTTGTTATAAGTTATTTACCTAAAGTTCACTTGTGGGTATTTCCATTTGTAAGATATGAGAGTAGAATTGTCTTATCAAGTTGAACGGCAACTTGATACAAAACTGGAGGCAGTAATGAAAAAAGAAACACGCGATCAAGCGGGAAAATTGTATGCCGCAGAAGAATTGGCATTTACTAAAAATTCTCAAGATATGACAATTAAAGAATGTCAGCAATTCATAAATAAAGTTATGGCTCGTAGTTATGTGCAACGCAATTATTCAACCTTAAAAGATATTGTAGTTTTAGATGGTAGAGGTAGAAGAAGTGCTTGCGCTACTTATCGAAATGGGCAATGGGTAATTTGTCTTCCCAAATGGGCAAGAAACGAATTTATAATTCTTCACGAAATTGCCCATCACATTAGCGGAGCATATTTATCACATGATTCATACTTTGCAACTTGCTTATTGGACTTAGTGCGAAATGTAATGGGTCGAGAAGATGCTTTGACTTTACAGGCAGCCTTTCACTTAAAGGGAGTCAAAGTTCGTGGAAAGAATGGCGCAATCAAAGCCCGATGCCCGAAAGAAAGAAAAGATTGGCTTGCTCAAAAAAAGATGGTTGCCAATAGTTTGTTGGTGGCATAAATGATTGCTTTTCTTTTTATTGGCATACCTCTAATAGGATGTGCTTTCTTACAACTTGTATTCTTTATTGAGGAGGCTCTAAATGGCTAAGTTATTGTGCAAGGAAAATCATTGGAAAATTGACGGCACAAAACTTGTGCTTGATACTCCAGAAGGTCAAGAAGCAGTTGAGCAGATGGTCAAGGCTATTCAGGCTCGCGTTCGCTTGGCGATCTATGAAGAAATTTGCGCCCTTGATCTGACAACGCGCCGTAAGCAGATTGTGAAGAACGGGCTAGAGAACTCGCTCTTGCAGGTGCAGGATCTCTGCGCGCAGATTGCTCTTGGTGTTAAATGAGAGCCACATCTATCCAAGCGCAGGTTAAAGCCGCGCCACGCATGAGTTCTCACAAAGCCCGTGTGTATCAGTTTCTTGTTGATCGCATGGATCAGGGAGCCACAGATCAAGAAATGCAGTTTGCTCTCAAAATGAGTGGGGATACTTTGCGCCCTACTCGCGGCAAGTTGCTCAAAGAAAACTTGATCTACGATTCCGGCAAAACCCGTAAGAATGAAAATGGAAACGATTGCATTGTTTGGGTTGTTTCAACTATTGAACAGATTGGACTTTTCTAATGCCAACTTATGTATATCGTTGCCAAGCAGATCAATCTCAGATTGAGATGTATCAGTCTTTTGAAGATGGCTCTATACCTAACTGCCCACTCTGTAACCAGCAGATGAGCAAACAGTTCCAAGCAACGCCAGCACACTTTCGCGGCACAGGTTGGGGAGGTCACTAATGAACCCTGATGTGTGTTACGAGCATGGCAATACCTGCGATGAAAAAGGTTGCCTTTGTTTGGTGCTTATGAAAGAAGATTGCGAGCAATGCTTGGAGGAAGCCAAATGATTTTAGGTTATCTTGGAATGGCAACGGGGATGTTCTTGATGTGGGTATGGCTCACTCAAGGATCACCGTCAAGCCGCAGAACTAAATTAAAGCAAGCGCGTTGCGTTCATTGCTCAAAGGTCTATTACACCGCAAGCAAATATTTACGAACCCCTAATTATTGTGAGGATTGCAAATGATTATTGGATTGTCTGGGTACGCCCAGTCCGGAAAAGATACGGTTGCCAACATTCTCGTTCAGCATCACGGCTATAAGCGCGTAGCGTTTGCCGACAAGATCAGGGAGTGCTTGTTTGCGCTTGATCCAATCATTGCAGTACGCGCAGATTTTCCGCTTCACCTTTCAGAATACTTTGATGATTTTGGGTGGGAAGCAGCCAAGAAGATGCCAGAGGTTCGGCGCTTGCTTCAGGTATTGGGTACTGAGGTAGGTCGCAACATCATTGATCCGCAGTTGTGGATTGAGATGGCTTTGGGCAATGTTGAGGCTGGCGATAAAGTTGTAGTGACTGATGTTCGATTCCCTGACGAAGCCCAAGAAATCAAGTGGATGTTTGGGGAAGTGTGGCGCATAAATCGCAGAGGTATTTATCCAACCAACGAGCATAGTTCTGAAACCGCTATGGATGATTGGATCTTTGATCGCACCCTTGATAACTCGGGTGATCTTCAGATGCTTGAAGAATTAGTAGATGATTTAGTTTTGTGAACACAGAATGGAATATCGGCAGGTGTAAATCATGCGGTGAATGGATCGTATTTGACCGCGCTTGCTCGACCTGCACTACAATAACCGCACAACCAAAGAAAGGGGATGCAGAAATGCAGACTACAATCAATGGAGGCAACGCCATCGAAGTCTTAGACAGGGGAGAGATTGGCGCGCGCTGAGGTTACAGGCTCGACTCCTTTTAGCAGCCGCACTAGCGGTAGGACTCGCGCTCGCTAACCCGTCATACGCATTAGCACCAAAGCAGATGTTCGTACAACGAACACCAATGGCGGCAAAGCAATATGCAAAACTACAATTAAATAATTATGGATGGGCAACTCAATGGGGATGCTTGCAAACTCTTTGGCAGAATGAATCTAACTGGCGGCCTGATGCTAAAAATCATACGCCCGTTAAAATGCTTATAGATGGCAAGTGGATTAAATTCTATGCTGGCGGGATTCCGCAACGGCTAGGGCTTAACCCAAAAGCAACTGTTGAAAAGCAAATCCAAATAGGGTTGAACTATGTGAGAGATCGCTACGGTTCGCCCTGCAAGGCTCTCCGGTTCTGGCATAGCCATTACTGGTACTAAAGTTCCTAGTGCCGTTCCACTAGGACACAAGGGCGGTTGAGCAGAGAAACCTCCAGTTCTCCGCTCCCGCCCTTATTTTATTTCTAGTGTAAGGTATGCCCATGACCACAATCGCGGCAATCCAATATGAAGATCGCGTAGTCATAGGCGCAGATAGCCAAGTCACCTCGGTTCGCAAATATTCACATCCCAAAATGGCAAAGATAACTCAACGCGGTCAATACTTGATCGCTGGCGCTGGACTTAGTTCTGCTTGCGATATTGCTCAGCACATCTGGGTTCCACCAACTCCAACGGCAGCAGATAAAAAAGACCTGTATCACTTTATGATCGCCAAGGTAGTTCCATCTCTCAAGCAATGTTTTAAAGATAACGATTTCAAATTAGAGGATGACAAAGATGACGAAACAAGATTCGCGTTTCTTATCGCGGTTGGTGGTGAAGTGTTTGATTTGGCTGACGATTTTGCCATTAGCCTTGACGGTAGCGGTCATTACGCTATTGGATCGGGTTCTAGCCTCGCTCTTGGCGCGCTGGCACATGAAGCAACTCTTGAAGAGGCATTGGAAATAGCCGCAAGCAAAGACCCATATACCTCAGCTCCGTTTTATTTTTACGAGCAGGTGAAGCGTGGATAAGCAAGTAGCGGAAACAGTTTTAGAGCGAGCTAAGGGATACTGCGAAGTTTGCGGTTTGCCCGGCGATAATTTTGCTTTGCACCACAGGCGTTTGCGTTCACAAGGCGGCTTAGATCAAGTCTGCAATCTGATTGCAGTTCATCACGGTTGCCATAACCTCAATACCAATAGTATTCACAATAACCCGGCAACGGCTAAAGTGAAAGGTTATATCTGCCCATCGTGGGCCGATCCAGCCGAATATCCGTTTCATCTGCCAGATGGTCGGATAGTACGATTAACTAACGAAGGCACTTACGAAAAGTTGGAGGCATAATGGCAACAATCACAGTCAGCGGAAATGTAGGAACAGATCCCGAGATCAAGTTCTATGACGGAAAGAACGGCTCATTTGGTGTTGCCCGCTTCTCTCTTGCTTATACACCGCGCGAGAAAGACAAGGCAGGTAATTGGGCAGATGGGATCACTACTTGGTTCTCTGTTTCAGTTGTTGGAAAGCAAGCAGAACTCGTTGCCGACTCCATCTCAAAGGGTCAGCGTGTTCAAGTTACTGGCGCATTTAAGCAGTCAAACTACACCGCCAAAGACGGAACGCAAAAGCAAGGATTAGAGATCAAGGCAGATAGCATCACCCTTGAACTTGTTGGCGCTAAAAAGTCAAAGCCAGTAGTTGCTGACGAACCTGAGTGGTCATCATGGAACTAATTGACTCAAAGACCGTATGCGAGATTCTTGGCATTACTAACAATAATCTTCATCAGCTCCGCTACCGCAAACAGTTGATATGGGTTGAGAAAAAGGGCAAGCAGGTTTATTACAACCGCGCTGATGTAGAAGCATTGAAGGCTAAACGCTCAAAGTGAAATGCGCTAACTGCCGCAAAGCATCTGAAAAGCCAATTTGCGATTCGTGCTGGCATTTTGCGGTAGAACAGTTGCGTGTATTTCCTGCGCGTTATCACGAACTAGAAGATGAGCTATTTCCGAGTAGTGGCGCACAAGGCGAACGCGTGTCAGGTTCTAAGACACCTCCACTTCCAGTTCGACTAGAAACCCTGCATTTGCGTACAGGCGGTATATCCTCAGTTCTTATGATGCACGAAGCAGAGATGCGAAAGATTCGCCGCGAGACTCGTATCACTTGGCGTGGGGAAGAGATCAACCGCATTACTCTGACTTGCGAATATCACATCAAACGCCAGCAATGGATCTATGACGAGTACGGCGATATCGCTGATCTGACTACTCACATCATCACGATTAGCAATCAGATCAATTATGTTCTTGGGCATAAGTCTGAAGATATTGTTATCGGCTCTTGCCCAACTATTGATGAAGCCGGAAAACCTTGCAACGCTAAACTCAAAGTCAATCCTCAAATGCGTACAACCACCATCACCTGCCGAGTCTGCGATACCACTTGGGATTCAACGCAATGGAGGCTGCTAGGAAAAATGTTGGATGCCTAGGATTAACGCCGTACAAGCCTCATTGCTTTACAAAGTAACAACCCGAACCGTTTATCGTTGGATTGAGCAACAACAAATTAAATCTTATGATGGCTGGTATGAGTTGGATGACTTACAAGATGCGTATGAGAAGTTACCTCATCGCCAACGGATTTGACTTTATTTCTTATGTCACTTATTCTCTCTATAATTGGGTAGGCGTGTAACTAGGATAGGATGATGATTACCGCCGAAGCCACTCTCGCCGAGATAGACGAAGCTCTAGAACATTTGCGCAAACGCTTACAAGATCGTTATGGCAATCGCCTGACTTATCAGCAAAGGCAGTTATTTCTCTCAAGCGTAGATGATCTTCTAGATGCGAGATTAGCCCTTACTGAGAAGAGCCTGTAAGATTTCATTATGGCTTACACCGAGCAATTTCGCGCCGAGGCTTTAGTGACCCTTGAGGCTAACGGTGGGAACATCTTACAAACTGCTACACAACTTGGCATAGGTGAAGCTACTCTAAGAGGTTGGGTCGCAGAAAACCGCGACATAAAAGAATCTTCAAGTGATCTTGCCGTAGCAACTGCCGAACTTGTTCCAGATACCCGCGAGACATTTATCGCCGAACTTAAGACTTTACGCAACAAAGTTCTACGCCACCTTGACGGGATCGTAGAGGATCTCAAGGCTAGAGAAGCCGCAATTACCCTAGGCATATTGATTGACAAAACAGAACTCCTAGAAGGCAACGCTACGAGTCGAACTGCCGTAGTCGGAAATGGGGAGACCGTTGATGAAGCAATTAAGCGACTCAGCGCAGAACTTGAATCCCGACCTGACCGCACTTCGCTACCTGAAGTGGCATCATCCTCAGAAGGGTCTAGCGAGACCGAACCAACTCCCGCCGGAGGGGAACTGGTCTAACTGGCTAGTTATGGCTGGTCGAGGCTTTGGCAAGACTCGCCTCGGAGCTGAATGGCTCGCCGCTAAAGCCGTCAGAAACCCCGGTGTTCGCTGCGCCATTGTCGCTAGAACATTCTCAGATACTCGAAATGTCTGCGTAGAAGGCGTATCAGGAATCCTCAACATCCTGCGTGAATACGATGCCGTGAAGGATTGGAACAAATCCAACGGAATCCTCACGCTCAAGAACGACTCCATCATTCAGACCTTTTCTGCCGATACCCCAGACTCTTTGCGCGGCCCACAGTTCCACTTTGCGTGGACTGATGAGCTTGCCGCGTGGCAGTACGAAGATACTTGGAATCAGTTGCAGTTTGGCTTGCGCCTTGGCGATCACACCCAGACCGTCATCACTACAACGCCTCGCCCGACTAAACTTATTAAAGACCTCGTTAAGCGCGAGACTACAGTTGTTACTCGCGGATCAACTTTTGATAACGCTGAGAACCTTTCCCAATCTGCTCTTCTTGAAATGCAGACTCGCTATGCAGGTACTCGATTAGGCCAACAAGAACTTTACGGCGCAATCCTTGACGATAATCCGGGAGCGCTTTGGAGCAGAGCCTCACTTGAGGCCGCTAGAGTCAAAGATACGCCTTACCTTATTCGCGTTGTAGTTGGTATTGACCCCGCAGTAACAAGCGGTGAAGATTCAGACTCCACAGGTATCGTAGTCGCAGGGCTTAGCGGAGACGGACACTATTACATTCTTGCTGATTACACACTCAAGGCTTCCCCTCAAGTATGGGCTGAAAAAGCCGTCTATGCCTTTGAACTACACAAAGCAGACCGCATCATCGCTGAAACGAATAACGGCGGCGATTTGGTAGTTCATCTCTTGCAACAAGTAAAGAACACAATCCCGGTAAAGAAAGTCACCGCATCACGCGGCAAGACTGTACGCGCAGAACCTATCGCCGCACTCTCTGAGCAAGGCAAACTTCACATGGTTGGGTACTTCCCCGAACTAGAAGATGAACTCTGCGAATACGAGCCGGGAACAAGCACGAAAAGCCCTGACCGCATGGATGCAATGGTTTGGGCGGTAACAGAACTGAGTGAAGGCTCAAATGCGCTGAATTACCTTTCTGCGCTTGCGGTGTTCTGCCCTAATTGCAGGATGCCAGCACCAAAGTCCACACGAATCTGCCCTAAGTGCAATACACCTATTGGAGAACCTGATGCCATCACAAGCGATAAGCCAAACGCCTGATCCGCTTAACATTACAGTTCGCCAAAACCAAGAATGGGCT